CCGAGCGTAACCACGGGTACTCCAATAACTGCTCTGGGATCCCACCTGATCTCGGGAAACTCAAAATTCATTACCTAATTATATACATTTTTAGCTTCAAAATCACTTCAATAATTCGGACTCAATTTTTTAAATACAAGCTCCTAAATTTTTTAAGATATAGCTTTTCCAAAAACTAATTTGTCCAATATTAAGAAAATTGAAGACAAATCAGAAACTCCTGATATCAAAAAATTCGTTGACCATAATTGGACAAACGGTTATTTTGAAGATTTGAAGAAAAATTTTACCACATACCAGAAATCCGGAGTTGATGCGGGAACCGTATTAAACAAATTGATTAAACAGAAAACATCTATGGCTACGACACAACCCGGATGGGGCGATAAAGTTATTAACTTCTTGAAGAGTTTTCTTTTGGGGGGATAAATGCCGACTTTGAGGCTTCTCGAAATTCCTACTGAAAGAACCGCTAAATTTGAGGGTGGATTTACGGTGGATCACGCTGGCCCTACGAATTTTGGCGTTACTCAGGGTGCCTACAATACCTTCCTTTTGCGTAAAGGTGAGAAATCTAAACCTGTCCAAGACATCTCCGAAGATGAAGTTGCCCAGATACAGAATTACGACTACTTCAAAAAGCCCAAAATAGACCTTTTACCTACGAAGGTCGGGAGCGTAGTGTTTGATTATGGCTATAATTCAGGCCCCGCGAAGGCTATAAAGGCCCTACAATCCATCATAGGAGCTAAACCTGATGGACAGATAGGCCCTGAAACTTTAGGCAAGACTAACGAGTATATAAAAGTAAACGGTGAGTCCGCACTCATAAAATCCATACTTGACGAACGAGAAGGCTTTTTAGATACCCTTATACAGAAAAATCCCGATAAGTATAAGAAATTTGAGAAGGGTTGGAAGAATAGGCTCAATTCCCTACGAGAGGAATTTGACATATCCGAGTTTAATCCTTTTAAAGTAGGAGAGGCGGAGGCTTTGGGAGAAAAACCTATACCCGAATTACGCTTACTTCAATCCGGCGGTCGTCCTATTACTCCTGAAGAGGAAGTGGCAGCCCGCAAAGTTTCCGAGAAAAAATGGGAAGCAAGGGGTGTTAAGCCTTATATAGAACAGGAGTCGCCCGGAGTTAAGTTTTTGATGGAAAGATTAAGTTGGGCCGTAGTCGCTCCTTATTACGCTGTCGCAAGGGCCGTTCAAGATGTGGCTGTCCCACTCATAAAAGGAGAAGGTGCTGAAGCCGCACAAGCCTCATTACTCGGGCAAGAACCATCAAGAAGTTTTGCCGAGTTTCTACCTGACAAGTTTAAGGAAAAGCATCCGGTCTTAACTGAACTTGCGGGGGTAGGTATAGACTTAGGTCTTGTGTTTAGCCCTGCCGTAATAAAAAGTTTATCTCCGGCGGAACTATCCTCAAGAACAGTAAATAACTTTTCCGAGCAAGCATTAAAAAATCCTAAATATGGCGATTATGTAATGAAGCGCTCACAGGAACTTAATATCTCCCCCGATGAAATACATCAGACATTACTCCGTAAGGTTTCTGAAGTAGTGAAGGATATGCCATATCTAAAGAAACTTAATGTTGCGTTAGGGGAAGGTGGGTTTGCAAGGATGGGTAAGGAAGCCAAAGCCGATTTAATTAGTAAAGGTTTTACTGAAAAACAATTAGAAAAGGCTACGCCCGTAGCCATACAAGGAATTATAAGTAGGGGCCTATTGCCGGCACAAGTAAGTATATTAAAATCAGGCGATTTGAAAGTAATAGGGGGAGAAGCACCCCCCACAGAAGTAGCCCCGGCTAAAGAGGTAACGCCAGAAATAAAGCCCGAAGGATTGCGATTGCTTAAAGGATATAAACCTAAAACTCTTACGGGTTATATCAATTCTCGTGGAGGCATAGACCCTGCCAAATTAAAGGCGGCTGGTATAACCATACAAGAAATGAAGGACGCTGGTTTAGGGCATATTCTTAAAAAAGGCGGACAACCGATAGATACTCTCGCCGAGGAAATGATGAATAGTGGCATGCTCCAAGTGCCGGAGAACCTTACACCTACAAATGCCTTATTTGAGGCGCTTCAAGGTAAGGAAACCCGAAAACTCCCTACCGAAAAATCTACGGCACAGATAGAAAAAGAACATAGAGCATATCTAAAAGAATTGAAAACCAAAAAGGAAGCAAAGATACTTAGAAAGGGCTTGGAAGAAATAGAACCCGAAGAAGAAGTAACCTTTGAACCTAAGCAATTAGAACAGGAATTGGAAAATACCCCACGCATAACATCTGAAGGGCCTTTATTCAAAGCCGCTATTAAAGCCGGTGCTGAATGGCGAACTGTGTCCGGTGAAAAGATGACTACTTCAAAATTTCTTGATAAAGTCAAGCGAACATTAGGAGAAGGTAGATATAAGGTTACTGGTGGAGAAAAAGCCGATGAGATACTTATTGAAGAAATAGAACCTACGACACCTTTACCCGCACCCACAGAAAAGATAAGAAAAGAAGGTATAGTGAGGTTGACCGAGGAACTTCGTGGCGAAAGATTAAAAACAATAGCCAATCAACTTATCAAGATAGCCGATATCGCTCCGCGCCTTATAACACCTAAACAGATAGCGTACATCCATATTTTAAAAAATAAGAACTTACTTACCGATAATCAATATGCCCGTCTTAAAAAGATATTCACAGGTAAGCGAAGTCTTAAGGTAACCACTCCTACCGGACGCCTTAAAAAAGAACCTATGATGAAAGAAGAAGCGGCCGATATAGTCGAGGCATTAAAGGGTGTAGTGCCTCCGAGAGGGCCTCACATAACAGGGCAACCGCCTAAAATACCTACTTCAACGGCATTGGTGGTATCCGATTGGCAACATCCATTCAAAGATTTAACTACCTATCAGGCCGCACAACTTTCAGGGCTTGACCCTATTAGGGCTGCGGAACTCGTAGACGGCTCATCTAATGGGCCGGTAAGAAGATATATCGTAGAACCCGCAAGAGAGGCAGAGAGAAGCTCTAAACACGAATTAAAGCGAACCCTTGATACTCTTACAAAAATATCAAAAAGTATGGGTAGTGGATCAAAACCGTCCGAACTCGTATTCAAATATATAGAGAATACTCTTACACCCCAAGAAGAAAAACTCATTACTCCAGAGATACGGGCAACTGCTGAATATATAAAATCAAAGTATAATTATTTACTGGATAAGATAAATGAAACCCGACGATTACTTAAAAAAATAGAGATACCGCGTCGCACAGACTACATAACTCATATACGAGAACTTAACATATTAGATGAATTTTATCAGGGCTTCTCGAACATTCCCGAAGAGGCAATAAATGTACCTTCCTTCGCAAAAACTAACAGTCCTTACTTTAGATTTGCACTTCAGCGATTAGGCGGAGAGTTTAAAGAGGATGCGATTGATGCTTTTAGAACTTATGCAGATAAGGCATATTCCGTCATATATCATAGCCCAATACTGAAGGCCGTGCGACCTCTCGTTGATAGATTACCTTATAATGCCAATAAATACTTTACGCAATATCTCGACGAGACTATGGCTATGCGACCTGTTCAGGTGGATAAGATAATCCCTAAACCTTTATTAAAGGGAATGGTATGGTTGCGAGGGAAAATGGGGAAAGGTGCCATACTTGGAAACATAGCCTCGGTATTCAATCAGATATTTACTATGCCGAACAGTATATCATCAATAGGCCCAAAATATATGGCTTCTGCTCTATTAAAAGCGCATAGACCGGAATGGCGAGCATTTGTAGAGGCCAATTCCAAGATGGTGCAGAACCGCATATTTGAAATAGACTTTGATCCTACTATATTAAGTAAGGTAGATAATGCTTTAGGATTTATGCTCCAATGGGCTGACCGAGAAATGGTAAGAGTATCGTGGGGAGCTGAATTTGAAAGACAACTTGATTTGGGAAGCACCTTTGAAGATGCCATAAGAAAAGCTGATGATATGGCGTTTAAGACACAATCGGGATTTAATAAGGCAGAAATACCACCGGCGTTTAGAAGTAAAGTAGGTGGCACTTTCTTACAATTCCAGAATACTGTAAATAATGGATATAACTTTTTAAGATTTGATTTAGGGAAAAATGAAGGTGTAAAAACTAAGTGGAGCGTATTTAAGGCAGGTCTTATGTGGACGGGAACATTGCTTTCATTAAATTATATGTATAGGCAGATGGGGATACCATCTCCGATTGAAGATGTGACTGATTTAATACCATTGACCTCATTGGCCGAATACGGGCCTCCAGTGGCGCTTTCCTTGCCTACGGCGATTATTCAAAGGATAGTTGCTAAAACGCCTCAAGACCAGGTAAAGGCAAACAAGGCTATCCGGCGATCCATATTTCTTTTTTTGCCAGCTGGAAACCAAGTAAGAAAAACTCTTGAAGGTATATACGCTGTTTCTCGTGGTGGGAAGTTTGATAAGCGTGGGCGATTGCAATTTCCAATTCGGGGAGTTCCGGAACAGATAAGGGCTATTACTTTCGGCCCCTATGGAACGAAAGCTGGAAGGGTATATATAAGGCGTGGGTTTAAGCCTGAAAAGAAAGGTACAGGGCTAAGACTTCTTAGATAACCATTTGCCAACAGCAAAAAGGGATACGATATAAATAATCATGGCACAACCTATATCAGAAAAAAAGGGAAATATCATCGCGAAGTATTTATCTATATCAGTTAATTTTATAAGCAGAAATGTAGGAATAAGAGGCATGAATAGCCATATCAAAATTCGTAAAATGTTTTTAATATCTTGGGACAAAGACAATGGATAGGGGTGTTCGGGAAAGTTGCATATATATTCTTTTAACTTTATCATAGCACCATAAACTATACCCTGTTAACCCGTACTTGTAAAGGGAAAAGATGAAGTATCTGATTAGCTTAATAATACTGTGTTTTTCGCTCTCTCCGGCCTATGGAGATATTGTAGATGGAAAAATTAGCGATTCATTTGAGGTAATCGAAGTGGATGGTATTTCCGCGCCTTCAGTATCCCCTTCCAACACCGGAAGGTTATACTATGATAGCACGCTTGACTATATACTCTTATCCGAAAACGGGGCGGCATATGCAAGATTATTAAGCACATTAGCGGCGGATCTCCTGTACTTCCTTCTCGACCAAACCACCGGCCAGACTGTCTCCAATGTTGACTCTTGGACTTTCTCGAACTTTGACAGCATAAGTTTAACAGGTTGCCCTTTTACTACGGATAGCACGATAGGCGCAGGAACACTACTTTTACAATCTGGCTCAATTACCGACTCTACAGGTGCGATTTCCTTTGATAACGAAAATCTCCTCACCACAGGCACTCTCGGAGCAGGGGTATCTACATTATCTACAGTAAACTTCGGTTCCGCCACAGGAGTATCCGCTACCGCTATAAATGGCACTCTTACCTTGCAAGGTCTTGGTGACGGGTTTGATGAAAGTATGACTATTGACCTGAATACCACTACCAATAGAATATCTATCGGCACAACAACTGGTGCTACAACATTCGGTTTAACAGGAACATTCACGAACTTTGGCTTACCTAATGGAGCATACTGGGGACAGAATGGTTGCTATATACCAAGCAACTTTTCACTTCTCCAATATCAAGCGGCGGCTGGATATATAACGCCTTTTAGGTCTTACAACACTGGAATGATTGAGAATACTCTTATTCTCTATACTGGTCATGTCGGTATTCAGACTACCGCTCCCGATAGGCATTTGGAAATCAATGTAGGTGCGGCGACTGGTGGTATACGCCTCACTTATAATGACGCCGATGGTTCAGCCATAGTCTACGGTGATATTCTGCTTGATAGCTCAGGCAATATGTCAATCACCCCTACGGGCGGGACGCTTACAGTCAACGGAGATATCTCGGTATCAGGTAATTATATCCCTCAAGGTGATCTCAATCTCGGCGGTTACGGAATAACCACAATCAATCAGGCAGGTGGAGATTATGATACTGTTATCGAATCCGACACCGACGCAAACTTCTTCTTTCTTGACGCCGCAGGGGCAGGGCATCTCGGACTTGGGATAGGCACAGCACCGACAGCCCTACTTCATCTTGGTGCAGGGACTACAGCCGCAAATACTGCACCGTTTAAACTTACATCAGGGCCGTTATTAACTGCCGCTGAAGCAGGGGCTATTGAGTTTCTTACTGACGACTATTACGCTACTATTACAACGGGCACAGCCCGCAAGAGGTTCGTCTTTGCTGATGCAGGTGGAACGGGTGGGGCATTGACCGCTACAAGAGTTCCGTTTGCTACTACAAGCGGAAGATTGACTGACGATGCTGATATGATATTCGCAACTGATACTTTAACGATTACAAAATTAGTCATTACCACAAGTCTTACTACAGTTGGTGGAACAGCTCCTGTAGCTGATGGCACATATAATGTAGATGGAAGTGCTGGGGGAACGGTTTCAAGTTTTACTACAAAAAGTGGCATAATAACTGCTATAACTACGAGATAAAATGGCAGAACTCATAGTCAGACCAATACGCAATGTTTTAAAGTCAGCGAGTTTATCGGACTTTTCTTATATCGATGACGTAGTTACTTATCCCGATATAGACGGAACTGCTGATTATAATAGATTTAATAAAAATGACGATAACGAGGTAGAAAAATATGCCTGCACGACGATTGACCACGCTATCGTTTCACAAATTGACATATATCTTTTGGCAAGAGCGTTAAATACTACACAACCACTTACAGGAAATTACAACATCGGCGGTTCGTCAGGTGTAGCAAAGTCTTGGACTGTAGCTCTAACCAATTGGGTTTGGTATACGGATTCTTGGACAGGATTATCACTTATTATGAACAGGATTTGCGAGATATGGCCAGGGGCGGGTAACATGGGTAGCAGTGGTTCGGACTACTTAGACGTTGCCGTAGCATATCTTAATCTTACTTACACGATAGGCACTTATCACGGTATTCAAGGCGGTAACATTCGAGGAGGTAATATCCGATGAGTTGGGAAGAAATACCGCAAGGTGATGTAGATAGACTTAGTAAATACGCCAAGATGATGTGCGATGTCGTCCCTCAATGTAATCTCTTATCTTACGAGGATATGAAAAGATTTCTTCGTAAAACAGGGGATTATTTTGACTATAAAGATGATGAACATGAAATAGTATTAGGATTTACTTACGCCAATGGTAAAGAGATGTGGAAGATTTCACAGCTCGCTTTTAAAGGGCTGCTTAACCGTGAGATATACCGAAAGATAGTTGGCGGTATTGTTGACTTTATGAAGCAAAAGAATATTGACAAGGTTTACGCTGTCCGTCCAAAGCTTCCCGACGATAATATAATGAAGAAGTTTTACGATAGGATAGAAGACTCTACTTACTGGAAGATAATAAAAGAGAAAGACGGAACGTGGACACTACCGCTATCAGGGGCGGTGGAGATAAAGGGAGAATAAATGGAAAATCTTTATGAGCAGTATGAGGTGAAAAAATGAGATGGATTATCGGATTACTCTTTTTATGGTGTAGTATTTCTTACGCTGGCGATGTGGTAATTACAGGTGGCGGCGCTCCTACTGACGCCGACTATCTTGTAGGCACGGCAAACGGAACACTCTCCGCTGAAATTGTCGTAGGGACAAGTCCGGGCGGGGAGCTTGGGGGAACGTGGGCCTCGCCTACAATAGATGATAGCCTTGCCGTAACCTCTTGGAACTTAACCACTCCTACCATTACTACAAGTTTAACCACAAGTACGCCTACCACGCTTACAGCAGCCGAATTAGACCGATTAGATGGGTTAACTTCTGCTATTATTGATGATGATAAAATAGATACTTATACCGAATTAAACACTATCGTTGCCGATGTAACCCTTACTCACAATGGGTTTATAGACACCTTCTCCGAATTAGATGCTATTGTGGCGGATAAATCATTAGTGGAAACTACAACTGCCTTTGGGGGGGATGTTTCAGGTACTATCGGTGCGACAGTAGTTGCCAATGACTCCCACGACCATTCCGCCGCAGGTTCAACGGTAACTATAAATGCCACCGACATTGTGGATTTAAACGCAGGCACAGACCTTACTGCAGATTTAGAGGAAGAAGTGACAGCAGGAAGAAGTCTTACTAAAACTGTCCAAGAAATTTTAGCGGACGCCGAACTTTATACTGATTTTAAATCCATAACAATAGAAACTCCCACCGACGCTGATAACTTCTTTATGTTTGAAGCCCCACTTGCCTTAACAATAACAAGGATTCATGGAATCGTAGAGGATGTCACAAGTGTTGTAATGACATTCCAAGAGTGCGACTCTGCCGGAGATAATGCAGTAACTATAGAAAGTATCACCGCAGATATAAACGGAACTATTGTTACGAGCGGCGATATAGATAATGCCGGAATAGACGCAGGGGATATAATCAGAGTAGACGTTGGAACGGTTACAGGAACTGTCGGGCAAGTAAACGTAACAATAACATTTACGAAGGATGATTAAGGAGAGAATATGAAAAAACTATTTATAGTCTTATTACTTTTATGTTTCACAATGCCTTGCATGGCACAGGATAGAATCAAGGTTCAGGTAGAATTTCGTAAAGCTCTCTGGACTTGCCCTGTATGCGGGATAGAGGAAATAGAGAATAGGCCAATGGAAGGCGGAGCTTCCTACGAGCATATCTGTAAGAACGGGCACAAGTTTAATCAATCAGCAGGGGCTATGAAAGAGTATAACAGTGTTATCTCTTACCCTTATACCGACTATCCCACAGTTACTCAAAAAGAGATAGATGATGAAAAGACGGTAAGAATGGATAAGTGGATATACGAGATTAAGCATCCTGCTCCGTATACACCTCCTACAAAAGCCGAATTAGAAAAAATGAGAGATGACAAATTGCAGGAAGCAGAAGAACTACAAAGGCAGATAGATGAAAAAACTATTATTGACCGTTAGTATTTTTATATTCCTATGCTCTCCAGCGTGGGGGGCTGTCGTAACTTGGCAAGGCGACGATGTAACTAATCCGACTTTTTGGAATGACGCTGATAATTGGGGCACTGGAACTGTTCCTGTGGCTGGTGATGATGTTATTATAGCTAACGCTAATAACTGTTTTGTCAACGCTAATACAGCCGCCCTCAAATCCCTTGATATGACAGGATATACAGGTATACTTTCAGGCACTTTCAATATCACCATAAGAGGGTTAACGGCTTCAACCAATGTTTGTAAAATTGTAGGGATAGGAACTTGGACAGGGACGCTTATATTTTCTCCTGCATCTACTACCGCCGTTATTCAATTAACCTCTAATGCCAATGCCTTGACTACTATGACCGTAACTTCGGGTGCGGCGGTATCTCTCGTAGTTTTGCAAGACAACCTTACCTTCACCGCAGTAAAAACCTGCTCAATTACTCTTACCGAACGAGGGCTTGATTTAAATGGTAAAACCATAACAGGCAATTCGGCGGTTAATAAATTACTTATAACTTCTAACACGCTCGGTACTTCAACGAATAGAACTATAACAGGTGCTACTGCCACTTCTTTTAACAACGTAGACTTCCGAAATATATCTTTTACAACCGCAGGGGCATTAGACCTTACCAATAGTCAGGTTAATTGGATAGGTGATTGTGGAGGCAATTCAGCGACAGGTGGGGCTTTAACCTTCACCACCGCAGATGATTGGTATTGGAACGGTTCAGGCACTCGTAATTTCTCAGATTATACATATTGGTATACTGCTACTAATGGTGGTGGAACACAGATGGCTTCTACAAGATGTCCTCTACCACAAGATAACTGTTTCTTTGATGGTGCTTCAATAGACGGTGCTACTACTGTTGACCAAGATATGCCTCGTGTATGCAAGACACTTGATTTTACTGGGTGTGCGGCAATGAATTTTGATATGAATAATATATCCCAAACTTTTTATGGAAGTTTAATTTTTGTAAGTAATGTCACTATAAATTTAGGTGGTTCTTCACAAGTAATCTATTTTCAAGGTGATAGGTCAGGAACATTTACATTTACTCCCAATTGGTCAGGTACCGAGAGTACGAAATTCTATATTCAAACTATTGGTGGAGCAATTCAATTAGGTAGCAATTTAATTTTAGGTGTAGGTTCAGGTGGTTCTATGTTGCTTCTTGACTATGGAACTTTTGATGCTAATGACTATGATGTAACAATAGGGCGATTTAATTCTGATAATTCCAACGCTCGGAAACTCTTAATGGGTAACGGCACTTGGACACTCTTAAACAATGTCGCAGGTATCGAATGGGATATGGGTGTTATAACTAATTTGGATGTTGCCTCGTCTGCCGAAGGCTCAATAATAATTACTTCAACTTCAAATGTAAATGATACTTTTGAGGGTGGTGGGTGGACTTATAATAATTTAACTATATCTACTTCAACGGGAATTATGACCTTCACAGGCTCCAATACCTTCAACACCTTCACCATAAACGCACCGAAGACGGTGAAGTTTACTTCTGGCACAACTCAATATGTCAATTCTTTTGTAGCCACAGGTTCAGCGGGAAACGACATAAACCTTCAAGCGGTAACTACTAATAGTATTGCCACAATATCAGATTTAGATGGTGGGACTAATGTAAACGACTACTTAATTGTAGCAGACATAGTAGCAAACGAGGCGAACACATTTTACTACGGGGCAAACGGAAGTGCTGATGCGGAGAGTACGAATTGGTTGAGTGTGCCAGTAAGCGGACGAAGGATATTTTTAATACAATAAAGGAGAAGAAACTGTGGAACCTTGTAAATGGGATGAAGAAATAGGCAAAATAAAAGAGTTTATGAGTAACACCAAAGGCTTGAAAATGACTATGTTCACTATTTCAGTTGCTATCTTAATTCAAGTGGGGGCGTTTCTGATAATGTGGGGAAGCCTGACCGAAACAGTTAAGAACCACGACAAGTCAATAAATAGAATTTTAACAAAGTTAGACAATGTTAAAATAGTCGGTTATGCTGTTGCCGGTGAACGGGGCGAGAAAGGCGAACGGGGAGAGGCGGGAAAGGATGCCGAATAAATGCCTCAAATGCAAAACAGGAAATACTTACAGAATAAGCAATACCCTGAATATTATGGAGCGTTGTTATAGTTGCGACTACGAAAAAACGATACCAGACCAGCGGGTAAAAGTAATTTATATTCATTTTGCTGATCGAAGGAAAATACAGGAATTGAGATTGGGCGAGGTCGTCGGGAGTTGCGCGGATATTACAAAGGTATTGGCGGAGAAGATTAACGAAATGGTAAGGAGGCAAAATGAAAGATAAACTACTGTCGGGCCGGTTTATTATGGTGGTCTGCTTCACTATTACTGCTTGTTATGGGTTTATAATAGGCAAGTTATCCGGCGAGGCATTTCTACCGATAGTTATACTGATAGCGGAATGGTATTTTAAGCGGTTCAGACCAGAAGAAGATAAAAAGGTTTAACTTCTATGAATATTTATATGTTCGGATTTATTACATAACATTAAATTTTTAATTCTATTATCTGAGGAATTATGATTAATATGGTGGACGATTTCTTTAGGATTAAGATAACGCCCAAGATGTTTCTCCATAATAAGCCTATGTTCAGAAACATATTTATTCTTTTTTACGAAGGGATGTTCGGGCATTCTTATCCAAATATAACCTCTTTTCGTAACATGCCTACCTCCTTTCCAAGCATTAGTTTCACTACCTCTTTTCCCTTCCATAGATTTGCTTATTTTTTTTCTTGTTTGGAGAGATGCTTTTTTACCTTTATAGCCTTCATGTTGACATTTTTCAGAACAATATACTACATTCCGTCCACAATTAGATTGATAGTGTTTTTTGCAAGTTCCACATATTCTGTTTACCATATTACCTCCTTTTGTAAATTATTATATCATGGCTGTTGAAATATGTCAAGTAAAATATTTTAAAAGAGAAGAAAGAAGGGCAAAATGGCAAAGTATAATCTTGGACTTTATAAATCTCCCAGAGATGACCGTGATTATCTACTCCGCAGTTTTTTAGGTTATGTCGCACTTCCTCCCGAATACGACCGGACACTTGAGATGACACCTGTAAAATCGCAAGGGAGTGAAGGTGCTTGTGTGGGCTTCGCTATGGTAGTGGGAGTTAAGGAATATCAAGAGCAGATTGATTATAATAAATATATACAACTATCCCCACGTTATCTATACGAAGCGGCCAAGAAAATATCTGGCCACGCCGAAGGGACTACTTTGAAAGCCGCAGTTGAGGTGGCCTCTAAACTCGGCACTTGCGAGGAGAGATACTGGCCTTATAAACCTAATGATCCTTCAGGAAAAGACACTATCGCCGAAGTTAATGCTTTAAAATATAGGATAAAATCCTACGCGAGAATTACGAATATAGAGGAACTGAAAAGGGCTATCATTGAGATAGGGCCGGCCTTAATCGGCGTCAATGTTTATAAGGGTATGATTTCAAACCAAGCAAAGGAAACGGGTGTTGTCCCCGATCCATCCTGTTGGGATAGGATGAATGTATTAGGCGGACACGCTCTCTGCGCTGTCGGATATATGGACAATTCCCATTATTTTAAGGACGGGCATATCAAGGCAAAGAACTCTTGGGGAAGTTTCGGGAACGAAGGGTATCTTTATTTATCGTATAAATATATACGAGCAAATATGTTGGACGCATTTTCTTCGGTGGACATCCCCGATAACCAGCCGTGGATATTTACAGTTGCTAATTTACCTGAAAGGAAAAAAAAGGAATTATGGGTCTAAATCTCGCCTGTAATTTAGAGTGTAAATATTCACCGATAGATACTAAGCACTTTCCATTACCGATACATACCAAGTGGCTTGGCGGGCGAAACTTTGAGTTGTTGTCGCCTTTTCAATATGTCCGAGATAATGGAGAAATTATACAAGCTGATACTGGCTTTGTAACAGATGGCGCGAGCATACCGCCTGTTTTGTATTCTTGGATCGGGCCGCCCATAGGCCCGTATTTCCCCGCCGCGATCACTCACGATTACCTCTGTCAGAAAAAACCTTATTCATATGTGAAAATAGATCACATCTTTTTTGAGGCACTGCAATTCTGCGATATGCCGAAGTGGAAAAGATTGCTATTTTACTGGGGCGTTTCTATTTGGCACATTGCTGGTTAATCCTCGACGGTAAAATTTCGCCTTCCTTAATATATGCGATTTTCGCTTGGTGAGGCGATTTGGTATTGACATGGGCAGGTTCTTGTGGTATCCTTATAGCGACCTTAAAAAAGGAGAAGTATGAGATGAGAAATGCCAAAACGGGAGAAGTAAGGAGTGATTTTATTATGTCTAAAATTGCCCGGCAGGTTGAGTTTATCACTCGCACCGAAAGGTGTAAACTTTCCCGTTTCCTGCCGGGCGTTTTATTTGCGTCAGGTTGCGATATGGCGAATGTTGAGGGTATTTTGCCTTTTGGGGGCTACACCCCTCGCCAGAGCCTTGTAATAGCGAAAGAAGGGCAAAAACAGGGAGATTTATATGTTTAACATACCAGATTACCAAAGGAAGGAAAACAGCGACCTCGTAAAAGAGATTAACGCTATGGCAAAAGAAGATCAGCGCAAACTCCTAAGTGCCAAAATCGCCAGAGAAATAGAGGGTATCAATGGAGAAGTGGATGCCCTTATAAACCTTGTAAAGAAAAAAGAGGCAAGAGGGATAACATGGCTGAGGCGTTGGTATCGCGTCAACCAGAAAGTAGTTTTATCTATAATGATTTCCTTTATACTCACCGGCTGCGGGCCGATAGCGTTTGCGGAAACCGCCTCTTACTATACCTATGAAAGTTGCCGCAAAGAGGGGACTTCCGGCGTTTACACAGCGTCAGGCGAAGTTTATAACGAAAACGATCTTACCTGCGCCATGCCTCATCACAATTTCGGCGGGGTATATAAGGTAACAAATCTTGCGTCTCATAAATCGGTAATTGTGAGACACAACGACTACGGCCCAAATAAGAAGCTTGTAAAACAGGGTAGAATAATTGACTTGTCAAAAGCCGCCTTCCAAAGTATCGCTAACCTTAAAGACGGCGTTATAACTGTACAGATTGAGAGGATAAAATGACCGACGGCGAATTAAAGTGTCAAGACTGCGGAATTGTTTTCGTTACTACAGAGGATACCGACTCAGACTATCCGCGCTGCAAGAAGTGTGAGGATAAGTCGTTAAAGCAGTTAATAGAGGAACAACGCCATCCGGATCAAGGGATGGCATAAAGAAGGAGAAGATACGATGACAGAGAAAGCAGTAGCAAAGAAACCAAGTGTATTAGGGCTTATGGCAGCGAAGTTTAAACTTGACGAAGTTATGTTTTTAAACACCGTCAAGGCGACAGTTATGAAACCGGCAAAAGACGGAAAAATACCGTCTAACGAGGAAATCGCGGCGTTCTTAATTGTGGCAAATAAGTATGACCTCAACCCATTCACAAACGAGATATATGCCTTTCCTAATAAGAAGGGCGGGATTATCCCTATCGTTGGAATCGACGGATTCGTAACCATTATGAATCGGCAATCCGATTATAATGGTTATGAGATAACCTATGATGAGGACGAGACCACTATGGAAGGCGCGAAGTCTTGTCCTAAATGGGCCGAGGTCAAGATTTACCACAAGGACAGAGAGCATCCTACGGTGGTAAGAGAGTACCTTGACGAAGTGTATGTATCGGCAAGGGGGGGTTATTCCGGCCCATGGCAGTCTCATACTAAACGTATGTTGAGACACAAGGTCTTAATACAGGGGGCGAGAGTGGCCTTCGGCATAACAGGTATCTATGATCCAGATGAAGCGGATAGGATCATCGAAGCACAAATAGAAAAACCTGCCTTAATGGAACCACAGCCGTTACCGTCTACGGAAGTACCGGTAGAAACAAAAACGGACTATACGCCAGAATACCGCGCGATGTTAACCACTTTCTCCGCGGCCAAAGAGGTTTTAGGCGATAAGAAGTATTACGAAATACTTGGCGGCGCGGGTTTCGAGCATGCTAACCAGATACCTACCGTAAAAGACGGCGAAAAGATACTTGCTGATATGAGGACAGCGACGAAAAATGCCAAAAAGTGATATTCAACTTAACGAAGCAACACACATCTACACTCTCGACAAGGTAGTGATACCTTCTGTCTCACAAGTCTTAAAGATTGCTGGATTGAAGGATATATCTAAATTCTGCGCTCCAGAGGACTTGATACGAGGTACCTATGTCCACAAGGCTATCTCCCTGTACGAAACAGGGAACCTTGACGAGAGTACAGTTGATCCTCTCATAAAACCCTACTTTGACGCCTATCTGAAATTCCGTAAAGAGACTGATTATAAACCTATGGCAAGCGAACAGAAGGTATATTCCACAAGGTACCGCTATGCTGGCCGTCTTGACTCGGAAGGTATGTTCAAGGAGAAGTTTATGATAGTGGATTACAAGACAGGATCGGAGTTTCATCCGGCGGATGCGATACAGGTAGAAGCCTATAAAGAGGCGCGGAACGAAACGATACAGGATAGGAAGTTAAAGGCAAAGGATAGGCTTATAGTCAGGCTCGATAAGGAAGGATCGTACTATCTTCCACCGGAGAAGTTTTACGGCAAGAATGATTTTAATGTATTCTTGGCGTGCCTTACAATTTACAACTGTAAAAAAGCATGGGGGGTTTTAAATGGAAAAGATAAAAGTTAAAGACATTGATGTAAGTATAGTCAAAGAGACGGATCAAGAAACGGCGTTAATAGTCCGAAGTGCCGAGGTGCTTGTCATTAAAGACCAGACAACCTACGAGAGTGCAGGCGAGTTCCGTAGTAAGATACGAGAAGGTATAAAGAACCTTGAAACCTTACGCAAGACTATTACAGGCCCGTTGGATCAAGCAAAATCCGCTGTAATGAATCTCTTTAGGCCGAGTATAGACATGAGAACCGCAGTAATGGGTAAGGTAGATAAACTTTTAACCACTTACGATACTGAACAAGAAAAAAAGCGCCAAGAGGAAGAGTCACGACTTGCCCGTGAAGCAGAAAAGAAACGTCAGGAAGCACTTAAAAAGGCAGAAGAGGCGCGGGCCGCTGGCAAAGAGGAGAAGGCTGAGAAGTATGAAGAGAAAGCAGCTGCCGTCATATCTCCTGTCTTGGCTCCGACAACCACAAAGCCTAACGGTATACAGTATCGCGATCATTGGACGGTTGAGGTTATAGATTTCAAGCTATTACCGGACACATACAAACTCCCCAATATGCCTATGATAAACAAGTATGTGAATGCCGTTAAAGGTATGGTGCCACTCTCAGGGGTAAAGTTTATAAAAGAACGTATCGTCGCAAGTCGCACAACATAACCGCGTCGCCGGTCGCGTAATACCGGCAGGGATTTATAAATGCGTCAACAAAGAGAAAACCTGAAAGTATATTTCGAAGCCCGTAAGAATACTTGGATACCCTTGACTCAAATCATGCCCTTCTCGGCTCAATACAATGCCCGGCTGTATGAGCTTCGGCAATCGGGTATGTGCATTTTGAACAAGACTGAAATAATAAACGGGGTGAAGAACTCTTGGTATAAGTTTGTGCCAAGTGGACAAAGGGAAATGGTGCTATGACCTTGTCTTTTAAACGAGCCCCTTTTATTTTGGAGTTATAATGGCGAATCCGCAACGTGAAAACGGACATATTGATGTGGCCCACGAAATAGTAGAAAAGTTTTGCAAATATAGGTTGTCTGGCGAAGAATGGCAGGTTTTATGGGTTATATTAAGAAAAACTTATGGATGGCAAAAAAAGAAAGATAAGATAGCATTATCACAATTTAAGGAAATGACTAAATTACCACGTTCTAAAGCCTGTTACTTGTTATCTAAATTGGTAACAAGGGGTGTTATCAAAAAAGATAACACTATACCTACAACCTATTCATTTGTAAAGGATTATGATAAATGGAAGGTGTTACCTAAAAAAGTAACAAGCTCTAAGGTGTTACCTAAAAAGGTAATGAGTGTTACCCAAAAAGGTAACACATCTGTTATCAAAAATGACAATCAGGTGTTACCTATATTAGGACAAACAAATACTACTCTTACAAAAGAAACTATAACAAATAATACTATTACAAAAGAAAGGTTCATTTATCTTGCAGACCTAAATTTTACTTCTATTTTTGAAAGTTACCTTAAAAACCGAAAAAAGAAGGCTACGGATCATGCGAAAGAGTTAATCCTTAAAGACCTGCATAAAGTTGATAAGGTTATGGCTATCGCCATGCTTGAGCAATCTATTAAAAATGGGTGGATAGGTATATTCCCGATAAAAAAGGAGAATGAATATGGACGATTTAAAGGAGACGTTAAACAAGATAACCGAGAGGATAAATACGCAGGAGTCGGAAAAACGGTTAAAGAAGTGCAGTAGATGCAGCAATGAGTATGCGGAATATTATTATGATAATGGCCGTTGCCAAAATTGTGCTGATATTATAGAGCAAGAGCGCGAGGTTTCAAGAATTGAACGCGAAATCCAGAATGTGATACCTAAATTATATCAAAGCACAGATACGGATAGAGACATTAAAGACTTTGTTAATAAGTCTATATATTGTTTTGGATTTGCAGGCACCGGTAAGACACAATTTATCGCAACTTTAGCTAAGTTTTACCTTCGCTCGCATGGCGGGGTTATATGGTTATCATATCCTACTTATATTATGAAACTGCAAACTATGTATCGAGATGATAAAAACGATCCTTTTGAATATGTAATAGGAACGGCGAAATCTGAAAAGACTGTAATCCTTGATGACATAGGTATTGAAAAAATGAGTGATTTTGTACGGCAGGTAACTTATATGCTTATTAACGAGCGCTACCAGAGGCAGTTATTAACGCTTATTACCTCAAATAAAACCCTCACAGAAATTGATAATCTTATACATCCGGGCATAGCTTCTCGGATCGCTGGAATGTGCCAAGTTTTAGAGTTTAAGGGTAAAGACTTACGGATACGAAGGGCATAGAGAAAAAAGGATTTAAATATATGATACCGCAAAAGAACTGAAAGGGGCGGAGAAGAAGTGAAGCAGGTAATTCATTGCAAATATTATAATGCTGGAAAATGTGAACGCGTAATAGAAGGATTTACGCAGCGGGTAATTATAGATTTTGATTGTAGAGGTATTTGCCGGAAGTGGCGGAAAAAAACTTACATTTTAAAGGGAAGGGATCAATGAGCAAATTCAAAAAATGTGATAACCTGTTCCGCGCCATGTTAAAAAAGGAGAGGCCCTTAAAGTGCGAGATATGCGGAAAAAGCCAAGAGGAGTTGCGCTTTCCTCTTTCCGTCTTTCATATACTCAAGAAATCCACACATCCAAGACTAAGATACGCCCAGATTAACGTGCTACTCACCTGTTTTGCGCCTTATTATTGGGGAAAACAATGCCATAATAAATACGAGGATAATAGGCCGCCAGAGATAAAACAGAAGATAGCGGAGGCAAGGGGCCATAAAACTTACGAGGACTTAGAAAACGAACTCCGCGCCCTCCACGCCACTATGCCGAAACTTGACATAAAAATGCAGGAGATAATCTTAAAACAGGAATGTAACCCCCTTAACCGAACCAAGAAGGAGGAAGTAAGATGAAGAAACTTTTAGTGTTGATAGTAATTATGGTGTGCTTTTGTTCGTCAGGTTGTTTTGTAAAAGGTCAAGGCAGAACAGTAGGGTATGTTACAACAATAGAAGATACAAGCGTGATTTTTGGTTGGGATACTGTGTGGTTTAGGGTAGAAACGGGAACTTTTTCCTCTGCACAAAGTCAGCCAGAAGCATATGGTATTTTGCACTCAAATATGACATTACAAAATGCCTTAATGGAAACTTGCCGAAAACATCAAAAGATAGAGTTAATTTATGACGCCCATATACGAACAGTAGCAAAGTCTAATGATATTGCTATTGGTTTTAATGTTATTGAATAACCCCCAAAGCGAGGTAAAAGCGAGGTGAGTGCGAGTGAGTAGCATATGCGGTGGCGTAATGAGTTTCTCTATGATGAAGCGAGGAATGAAGAAATACGGAGCATATTATGGCATGATGTCTTTTGTAATGCGGGATACTCAATACAAACGATGGGTAAAATATAAAAAGCAAGGTAACGAGAAAATGGCGAAGAAGGTTTTTGATAGATGGGGTATTTCACAAATTTAACCGAAAGCGAGCCTAATCATGAGAGAAATCAAATTTAGGGCGTGGGATAAAATAGGCAAGCAGGGAATGTTAGGTTGGAGTAAGATTATCGAGACTGGTATCGAGTTATTTTTTAAGGATAATTTTGGCTTTGAACTTATGCAATTCACAGGTCTTAAAGATAAGCAAGGCAAGGAGATTTATGAGGGGGATATAGTTAAGCAAGAAGATACTATTAACGAAGTATACTTTCATAAGGGAGCATTTAAGATAGGCTCGACCATTTGGAATCCCGATTATTTACAGTATCCTGAAGGAGTAGAAGTCATCGGCAACATCTACGAAACCCCTGAGCTTTTAAAGGAGCCTAAATGACTACCGCCCAATGTATTGAAGTAGCACTTATTGAGGGTTTAACAAAATGATACACCTTGATGTATTCTCAGGCATATGCGGTTTTGCATTAGCGGTAGAAGAAGTGTGGCCTGGAAGCGAACATATTTTCTGCGAAATAGACCCGTTTTGCCAAGCACTAATTAAAAAACGATTTGAAGGGAGTGTGATTTATGGGGACGTCAGAACTCTTACCAACACCAAGAGCGGGCAACCCGGGCAGTCGTCCGAACAAAAAAGGCGGGAAGATATTGGCGGAAGTAGTTGCGACCTCCTCACGGGCGGATTTCCCTGCCAACCTTTTTCCCAAGCAGGAAAAAGACGAGGCACAAGCGATAATCGCTATCTCTGGCCGGAAATGCTCCGAGTTATACGAGAGTTCCACCCGACATGGATCATCGCTGAAAATGTGCGTGGGCTTCTTACTATCGAGCAAGGCGTGGTATTCGAACAAGTGTGCCTTGACTTGGAAGGAGAAGGTTACGAAGTCCAACCGTTTATTATTCCAGCTGTTGCCGTCAACGCTCCACACAGAAGGGATAGAGTGTGGTTTGTTGCGCACTCCAGACACGGGAATGGACAGAGGACCAAGGTCAGACGAGAACCTGAAGGACAGATACCTTGTGCGGAAAATGCCGCTGAACCTGAACGACCAAATAGCGATGCGAGAGAAGAACCTATTAGCAACACCACAAGCGAGCGACGGAACATCGGGGAGTGTGATAGGCAAGGACGACAAATTTTACCAACTGAAATCAGGACGAATGAGGAAGATAAACAAGAACGGAATAGGCGGCTCAATAGGGTTAGCGAGGGAGATAGCAATGCTTCCAACACCCCAAACTCAAGGGTTGAAAGAGTGTGTGAACGGAAAGACGAGGCCAATGAAGATATTGATAGACACGCCGAGCGTCTCAATGTACAAGGGGTGCGAAAGCAACAAGACAATAAGAAACAGAACGGATTATACAATAGAGAAAAACAGGGATGGAACAAAAACTGGCTTGAAGTTGCAACCGAACTTTGTGGAGTGGATGATGGGCTACCCGCAGAATTGGACGGACTTAAATTATCAAAAGCCAGACACCGTGTCGAAAGACTAAAGGCTCTTGGCAACGCAATCGTGCCGCAGGTAGCGATGGAAATTATGAGAGCAATACAAGGAACTATTTTAACAAAATGAAAGTGAGAGCCGATGTCAGAAATGACCGACCTATTGCCGAGCTCATGGGATATGAAAGCAATAACTACCCTTCGTGGTAGAAGTTGCGAAACAATAGGGTGTATCCGAGTGAGTTATCGGCTCTCTCTACTTAAATGAAAGGGGAAATATGATGAAATGGTATTATTACTTGCATACAAACGGAGATTTAATAGGCAAGAACCCTGTTGCTTATAATAATGCGGATTTTGATGATAGTCCTTTTGTAAAATGTTTTTGGTATATAGACACCACGGATAGAAGCGACGCTTGGAAGTTAGTTATAGAGGCATTGGCTCGTGGGGCAAGAATAGACAGGGTAAAAGAATTGGTGGAAAAATGGAGCTTAACAGAAGCAGACTTGGAAGAATTTATTGTTAGAAATGCTAAACCAACAGAAGAACAGAAAGATGGTATGGATAAGTTTATACGAGGAATTTTAAACAAAGAACCTAATACTTTTTGGGACAATTTAATCAAAGTTAAAGAAAGTGCTAACTCTAAATGAAAGGGGTAGAAAATGGAACACAAAATTGTAGAAGGATTTATTAGGGAAAACTATGATGGGCAATATATTACAGATGGTAAGGATTGTTTTGTTGATGGACGGCATAAGACTAAATTATCCAATGGGGATTATGTTGTTATGGTGGTCTTAAAAGATTTTAATGGCAATTCTGTCCTCCCCGATAAGCCGAAGGAGTTAGAACCTGAAAATGTGTGTATTCATTGTGGTGGTGATAAACAGATAAGAAACCCTAAAGGATATTGCGACCACTTATACTATCCCGATTATTGCGACAGGTGCAAGGAATTGCTTAACAAGAAGCCCCCCAAAAAGGTGGAATTGCCTGAGAAGATTACTGAAAAATGTATGCAGGAAAGTAGTTATCCCTTTACTTATGAAAGATTTTTAGCAGTTAAAATAAATGAGATATTAAACTACCTCAAAGCAAAGGAGAGTGTATGAAATACGAAGAAGTTGTTAGAGCATTATTTAAGACTTGTCCTTTTTGTGGGGAAGAACCTAATATATTTAAAGTTTTAGATAAACGATATGATAAAAAAGGAGAAATGAATTGGATAGTTGAATGTAAAAATATGGGTTGCATTTTTAAGCGTAGTTCTCCTAATGTTAGTTTAGAAAATCTAATGCACGAATGGAATAAAAGAGAGAGTTAGAATTAAGGAGACCCCAAATGAGCGGACTTGAAAGTTTAATACTTAAATGGATAGGCGAACCCATTAATGATAATCAATCACATTACCCTTTACAGATAAGTGATATTCATAATACAAAAGCAGTTAAAGGATTAACTGAAGCCCTTACCCAATATCTTCGTGGGGAGATAGTCGCCATACGAGAAAGTGACCACGATGGATTAACCTTTAAAGACGCTTGCGATATTATGATTAAGAAACTGGAGATGTGATGGATAAGGCAAAAGCATTATTAAGAAATCGAAGATGGTTTAAGGCGCATCGGTGGCATAAGTCATATAACTGTGCAAAAGCCCGATGTGAAGACTTTGAACATGTATCATTTAATCGATACGGCGGGAGGGGTATAAAAATGCTAATGACCCCAGAAGATTTTAAATTTATATGGTTTAGAGATAAAGCGTCTTTAATGAAAAATCCCTCAGTCGACCGCATAGATAATGATGGTAATTATATATTGGAGAATTGTAGATATATGGAAAAAGGAGATAATGCCAGAAAGAGTTTAAATAAAAAAATTACACAGCTTTCTATGAGGGGAAAAGTAATAAGGGTATTTGATGGCATAGAAAATGCGGCAAAAGAGTTGGGAATAGCCCCAAGCGGCATTTCAATGGCAGTTAATGAATTACGGACAAAGGCAGTCGGTTTTAGATGGAGATTTGCTACGAAAGCCGACCTACTGAAACTACTGGAGCAAGCATGAAGAGAAAACAAGCTATTTACAAAGTTACTTATTACAAAAAGCATTATCTCCACAAAAAGTTTATAGCTGGGAGTGTTGAAGAAGCCACTTCACTTGCTTGGGCTAATTGCCCTAAAGAATGTTGGATAGAAAAAGTGGAGGTCTAAAATGCTAACAGAAATGAAAGTGATAGGTGGGTGATGTTATACGAAATAAAATGTAAGGTTGGCGATGCTTTAAGGATTGTGATTACTAATGATAAAAAAGAATACTCAAGCTACTATATTAAGAAAATCACAAAGGAGCAACTTGAAGGTGATGACTTAAATTTCTTTTTAGAGGAAACAACAGGATTTGAGTTATGAGCCAAAATAAAGACGACGCCATACTTGACGCTATCAGAAGGACGGGCATAGGTGATGAGGTAATAATCCAAAATGACGATATGACTATCTTCTGTCGCTTGCAGGTACTAGAAAAGCACCCTGAAATTCGAGAGGATAAAGAATTAGGAGTGATAAAATGAAAGACAAATATCAATGGACAGACGCGGATATCTGCATTAAGTGTGAAGCCTTAATGCCCATTCTAAAAGGTAATGGCTTAAGATATATTCTCTGCAAAGACTGTATAAAAAAATTATGGGATAATCTAAAACACTGGAAAAGGAATGGATTATATGCGGAAAAAAGAGGCATAAAATGACCAGAAAACGTGCCATTAAAATACTGGAAGATACCTTGAAACCAAAAGAGGCAAACGGACTTCCGCAGGATTTAGGATACATAGTAGAACTTCATGACGCAGTAAAACTTGCTATTAAGTATTTGAAGGAGAGGAAATGCTAACAGAAAAGAAATCTTTGGTAGCGATGACACCTGACGAACAGATACATGAGTTATGGATGATAATGTCCTGCATTATGGGAATGGGGGATATGTGGATATAGGACATGAAAAGCATTTATGGATGTATAAACTTCAGGAAGCCCTGACGATCCCTTGTATCCTTTTAGGGGTGGCCGGCTTCTCTGGCCTTGCGTGGCTCATAGCTGGCATCTCTCCCATTTTATGTGTTTTATATGGTGTAGCGTTAGGCTATGGTGTGTCAAAGCTTGGCCCACGCCATTGGTTGCGAATAGTCTTTATCGGTTTAATCTTAATAGCGTTATGGTGCGCACTTTTAGAGAAACTTAACATAATCTGGGGGATTAAAGAGGACACTTGGAACTATTTAAAACAGGAGGAGTTATGCGATACCTACTAATTTTGCTTTTGTGTCTAGTGTGCATAGGATTTTTTAAGTTAGGCGAGTGGAGTTATGAATATGCTTATAATAGGGGAGTGAAAGATGATCGACAACAGATATTTGAGGACGAAATAAAATATAATTTAGGGCAATATCCGCGCCGTATGAATGATGACTATATTTGGTTTCGGCAAATGCTTCCTATGATAGAAATTGAATGGGTAAAACATTATGAGGTCGACGCTTACAAAAACTATTATTTAATAAAAGAGAAAGGAGATAAGTAGATGAAACAAATTTTAATCGGTTTAGTCTTGGGTATCTTAATTACCGCCGAAGTCTTATTCTTGTGGTCGTTTAATCAGAGGCTCATAAAAACAGAACAGGCAGTAGTACAAATCGTTCAATTTCTTAATCAGGCGCAGCAACCGAAAGTTGAACCGAAAGGAGCAGTAAAATGAGAGAGTGGATAATCAAGTCAGCTTTACCTGCTGTTTCAATGATAGGCGGTATCGTGGGCATGGTAACCGTGAATTATTATAACGCGAAATTCGGTGATCCAACGCTTGGCCCGTTCTGGTTTATGGCTATATTGGCCTGCGTGGGACTTTTAGCTATGGGCTTAACAGGGTGGTTATTCTGGAGGGATTAAGTGATACCCGATTTCTTGAACCGGCTTGATGAAGCATGGTTTGCAAGTGGGCTGCGCGAATGGGTGATTACTGGCCTAGCTTGCTTAATTTTAATAGCTTGGGGTTGTGATTGTTTGGGCTGGATATGGAGAAAGATAAAAAAATGTTAAAAGCCGTCCGTGATATGGTTATTGTCCGTCTTATCTATGCGGACAAGATAAAGACGATAATAGTGCCTGACAAGTCCAAGCCGGCCTCAGCCTCTTTTTACGGGGAAGTGGTGGCGATCGGGCCGGATAATAGGTATGACCTTAAAATCGGCGATAAGATACACTATGTCCGTTCCGGCGCCTGTCCCGAAGGATTTGAAGTAAAGTACGATGGCGAAAAGTTATGGGCTATACAGAACAAGTGGATATGGGGGGTGGAACGTGAACCTTAAACCCTTACGCGGCAGATATCTTATAGAACCAGATAGAGGCGAGACAATAAGCCCGGGCGGAATAATATGCGTAGAAGCCGTGAACCCCTACCCCTCTATGACGTGCGGTAAGGTGATAGCAGTTGGGGATCCGCCCTATGAGAAAAAGGGCAAGATAGGCAAGATGTCGGCAAAAACCGGGGACATAATCCAATACAAAAGATATTCCGGCAAGCGTGTGATGATAGATGAGAAACTATACCTATTCGTAAAAGAAGAGGATGTGCTGGCGGTGGAATGAAAAAGGAACCTACATATTACGAAACCCGTTTCTGTAATTTTTTTTACCTGTTTACTATATTAGATGTTAGAAGTAAGGATATGTGTGTTATGTTATATCGTTATGCCTATGAAAAGAAATATAGAGAAATAGCAAAGCTCGAGGAAAAATCTTGGCAGGCTTGCTCAATACAGGTGAATACCGCATTAAAAAAAATACGCAAAAATAAATCTGTAATTGAAAATATAAAATAGTAGTGTATACTTATAGCAAAAGATAAAAACTTGCGATTGATCCTCGCAAGATAACCAATATCGAGATTGAATAATCTCATAAAGGCATTATGGTGCCATAAAGAGAAGGCACCGAGATGTGGAATAAAAAATATGCAAAATGCATTATCTGTGGCACTACCAATAGAAAACATAAAGCACATGGGAAATGTTATTATTGTTATAATCGGCCATATCAACCCAAAGGTGCAAGAAAACATTGGTATTCTAAAAGATATGGTATAGATATAGATAAAACATTCTTATTGAAAGAGTGTTTTTTTTGTAAAGCAAGTGAAGATTTACTGATACATCACAAAGATTTAGATAAAAAAAATAATAGTGGAAACAATTTTGTAACTTTATGTAGGAAGTGTCATACAAATCTACATTCATATATTAGATTAAAAAAGATTTTTGATAAAACCAGCTTGGTCGCTCCAAACTGGCAAACCATAAAAACATAGGGCAATCTTGTGCATAAGCAAGGTTGCTCTTTTTTATGGTTAACACTCAAGTGCCTTTTTTATTGGAAATTATGCCAAAGAAAAACAAGCTCATTTTTGAAGCCATTAAATATAAATACCAAGATGATGAAGATGGCGAGGCAATTTTACTTTTGAGAATCAATATGCAGGATAAATTAAGTGCTTTTGCGGTTCCGGCTAAGAAGAGGTTAAAAATTATTGTGGAGATAATAGATGACTGAACCCGTTAAAATCGGTACTAATCGGTTAAAAAATGGAAGATTTGCTAAGGGTAATATTGCTAACCCTAATGGTAGGCCCAAAAGCCCTGAAAGAGAAGAATTGCGCCAAGCTCTTGAAATAGCTCAAAAAGGTCGCAAAAAATCATTTCTCGTTCATTTTGTAGAGCGTGCCTATATAAATGATAATGTTGCGATTGCGTTAGCAAAGAAACTCTTGCCAGACAAAATACAAGGAGAAGGACTTGCAAACGGAGTGTTTGTCTATGTCATCCGAGACGCAAAATCAGCCTCAGGTGATAGAATCGATATTCCAGCCGCACTTAAATCAGCAGATAATTCGAGATAGTGAAGCACGATTTAAGGTTGTAGTAGCTGGTCGGCGATTTGGGAAAACTGTCTTTGCGATAAACGAACTCATAAATAATGCTCTTCTCTATCCCTGGACAAAGAACTGGTATGTTGCTCCCACCTACCGCCAAGCCAAAGAGATAGCTTGGAAAATGTTGTTTGAGTACCTTCCCAGAGAGTTTATATCCCGCAAAAATGAGGTTGAATTGAGTGTTGAACTTGGACAGGGTTCAGAAATAACCTTAAAAGGCGCGGATAACCCTGAAAGCTTAAAAGGCGTAGGGTTAAATTATGCTGTGCTTGATGAGTATGGACAAATGAAGCCCACTGTGTGGGATGAAGTCGTAAGACCTATGCTCGTTGACTCCAAAGGGAAAGCTATATTTATCGGCACTCCCGTAGGATATAACCATTTTTGGACGCTTTACAGCAAGGAGAAGGATGATCCTGACTATAAATCCTTCCACTTCAAGACCATAGATAACCTTGCGATTGCAGATATAGAAATAGAGGTTGAGAAGGCCCGGCTTGAAACCGACCCGATTAAATTCTCCCAAGAATATGAGGCTAATTTTGAGGCTCTTGTGGGCCGTCCACGCTTCTCTACCATTACTTTGAGGGATATGTTTGAGAAGGCAAGACCCTCCATAAAGGGTAATCTTGAATTTAAAGACGGTGAAGTTCAGTTTATTGAGGACACTACTGGTCTATTGGAAGTCTATAACTTCCCCGAAATTCATACAAGGGGTGTCATAGGAGTTGATATAGCTGAGGGTATTGAGAGTGATAGGTCATCCGCCTCATTTTTGAATTACGACACGCTTACAGAGGATATAGTGCTAAATTCCGCGAAACTTGATCCTTCGCAATTCGCTATTGAGATGTATAAGCTGGGGCATTGGACAAATAAGAGCTTAATAGCAATAGAGAATAACGGAGTTGGACTCGCCTGTATTCTCCCCTTAAGAGATGGCTCTAACGGAGACGCTCCTTATAAAAACCTGTATTATCAGCAAATCTTCGATGAGCGGACGCGCAAGACTACCAAGAAATTCGGCTGGGATACTAACGCAAAAACGAAGCCGATTATCATAGATAGATTAGCCGAGGTAATCCGAGAGAACTTGATTACAATACCAAGCGCAGATACTGTCCGAGAATTGCAGACCTATGTAATCGAGGAAAATGGTAAGACTAACGCAGTTGAAGGCTGCCATGATGACCGAGTTATGGCCCTTGCAATAGCCGTAATGATGTATCACTTAAGACCGAAGGGAGCATTACCTAAACATGCCCCCGAAGGCCAAGAAAGGGTATATTGATGACTGATATTGAACTTGTAAAGTCGAAAACACAAGAAGAGATTAAGGCAGAACTGATAAAAGAGTTTACCGAAAACCCTGATGCATTTGTGAGGATGTCGGATTTAATCGTAGGCGCTAAGCTTCTTGATGGGAATAAAATTGCGACGCTCGTAAAACGTGATGTATCGCTTGATACACTTATCCTCGCCACTACAAAACTATATGCTCTTGTCATGCTTGAGTTTCAACAGGTGCATATCGCGGCCACTATGAATAGACAAAAAACAGGCTTATCAGTAGCGAAACCTGACTTTATAAGCGGGTTAAGACAGCAGTGGGACAATATGCACAAGAAGAATTGAGGATATATGAGCCAAAAAATAAGAGCAATATATCGTAAAGCTGGAGTAGAAAGCAAAATGCCAGAAGGAAAGGGTATCCATACTGAGGCGTTTCATTCGTGTGTTGTGAATTATCTTAAAAAAGGGTTCTCGTATGATGAGGCTGCCAAAAGATGTATGGGTGGTTTGGGGAGAAATAAGGCGGTTAAAAAGAGTCATTGGAGGTAGTTATGCCATGCGGACGAAAACGAAGAAAAAGACGATAGAGTTATCGCCATATGTAAGAAAACACGCCGGTGTTTATGCTAACCGCAAGGAAGCTCTATTAGCTTCTAACGGAAATGAACGCCTTGCTGACGCGCGAATGGCCGCGCAGGAACTTGGTGCCGCTATTCACAAGGGAAAGGTGAAGTTATGAAAATACCGCCCGCAAAAACTCCTCCGAGGCTAGAACCGGAAGAAACGACAGATGTCTTTCAGCCCGACGAACAGGGTAAGATTGTAGATATTATCGTGAAAGACGCCGAGAATGATATTCAGCGAAAATCCGAATGGCTGGATCAACGAGAACTCGATATCCAGCATTACAACTGCGAAAAACCTTCTATCATAGAGAACCTTACCAAAAAGAAATGGCAGTCTGACCGGAACTTGGGGCTTTGCCCCGCTATTGTGGATATGTACCACGCCGTCCTTTTATCTACCTGCTGGAATAAAGACACTTTGACTTTCGTGGCAACCGAAGAGAATGACATAGACAATAAAAATAACCTTGAGAGATTTACGAAGGCAATCTTAGAAAGTGAGTGTAATGTCGAGCCTGAGATAGATGATTATGTATCGAATAAATTAAAACTCGGCTTCGGTGCGTTAAAGATTTACTGGAAAGTCTGGCATGAGTGGGTTGATAAGAGAATACCGAATAAGAAAACCGGCAAGCTTGAGATAAAGACCGAGAATATGCGCTTTGAAAAAGGAATTATCGAGTGCGTCGAAGGAGATGATTTATTATTCCCTGATTTCAAGAAGAACCTGCAATCCCAGCCTCACATAATACATATCGTTCATATCTACGGACAGGATTTACTCGATATGGTATCTGATGGTAAAATCAAGAACTTTGATGAGGAGAAACTTAATAAGCTCAAAGGAAGAATACTTGATTCAAGAAAATCCCAACTCAAGGAAGAACAGGCAAATCAGTTAGGCTTAACAGACATTACCGAAGAAGATGTCAAGAGAATGGAGATAGATTGCCACGAATGGTACGGGACTTACAAAAAAGGCCGGAAGAGGGAGAAATACAGATTTTTGATAGAGCCTTTCACTCAGACATTCCTAGCCGGAAAGCCTTTGCGTAAAATCGTTCGCACGGGAAAATGGCCCTTCGTAGGCGGTGCGTTTATAAAGGCTCCCGGCTTCACACTCGGAAAGTCTTTAGTCAGGTTAATCGCTCCTATCGTAAATGCGTTTAACAACATATGGAACCAGACATCGGATTATCAGACGGTTTCAAATATACCATATGGATATCATAAAGCGAGTGAAGGATATACTCAACAGACCTATGAACTTGAACCCGGTGTATCTTATCCTACTGAGGGAAATCCAGCAGAGGATATATACCATCCAAATCTTCAAAGGTCTTATGCATGGAAATATACGGATTTTCAGGTGTTATTCGAACTCCTTGAAAAGCTTACCGGTGCGGCCGCTTACTTCTTGACGAACCAGCGAAATGCCTCCGGTACGGCTACAAGAGATACAATCGTCAACCAAAAGTCCGAAGTTAAGTTTAGTCTATGGGTAGGAAGGACTATAAACGAAATATCCGAAGCCGTAACTATGTTAGTTAATATGTATCAGGATTGGGCGCCGCCTACTCTAGCCTCAAGAATATTGGGAAAAGACGGTAAAAAGCTCTTTCCTAATCTTTCTGTTCAGACTTTAAGGGGAAATTATGATGCTAAGATGTCGCCGAATCTAGCGGCCGGCTCGCGCGCTTTTGAACAGCAGATGATGACCCTTCTTTCCGAAAAGCTCTCTCAGACCATATGGCTTGACCCGAGAGTGAATCCTAAAGGGAACTGGACGATATGGGCCGACACTATAAAAGCTTATGGACAATATAATCCTGAACGCTGGCTTGGGCCCGAACCTAAGATAGAAATGGGTAAATCTCAAGAGGTAGAGGACGAGTGGTACAGGTTTATGCAGGGTGAGGACTTCGACCCGCCTATGGGCGAGAATACTATGGAACACTACATAGGACATACGCAACAGAAGGAAGAGAAATACTTTGACCTTGATGAAGAATACAGGGCGAACTTTGACAAACATTTATTTAAGACCGAACTAGCTTTGAGAGATTTTATACGTAAAAGACAAGAAGAGATGATGGCTAATAATATGGCTATGGCCATGATAGACAATAAAAAGAGGGGAATTGCTGATGAAATCGAATCCGGGGGAGAGCCGGGAAGTCAGCCTGGAGGAGGAACTCCAGGAGTTGCTAGCGGCGGTCAAGAGCCCAATTTATAAGGCTTTAGTCAATGTTTTAGTAAGACATAAAGACTATTGCTATAAAGAGGCTATGCGACTTCTTGAAAATAAACAGGACAGAGAGGCCGATTGCGTCAGAGCCGAAGGCAAATTCGTAGATAAGTTATCGGGACTTATTAACCAAAGAATAGAAGAATTGAAAAGGGGGTGATGGTATGCCAGATCGACCAAAAGGGGGAACGGTAGCAAGGGAATTGCGACAAAGAGAACCTGTACGTAATCCCAAGCCTTATGATGAGTCAAGGAAACACATGTCAAAAGCTGAGGCGGTAGAAGCGAATAGAAAAGCAAGAGAGAAGGCGACGAAGCTTGCCGAATATGCCGCACAAATAGACAAGGAGCAGGAAGGCAAAGCAGTTGAAGCATCTGCACCTAAAAAAACAAAAAAGAAGGAGTAATCCTTTTTAAATAAGGTTGCTTCACTAACCATAAAGTGATGGGAGATTAAATGCTAGAAGATAAAAAAGTAACGGCCGAACAGCTTGCCATCAAGAAGCAGGAAGAGATGAAAGCTGACAAGGTTCGGAAAGACGAAGAAGCAAAGAAAGCTGCGGAAGCAAAAGGCGCCGCGCCGGCATCGTCAACCGAAATCAAAAAGACCGAAGAAGAAAAGAAGAAGGAGCTTGCGGCCCTTGAGGCTCAGGCTAAAGAAGATGAACGTATCCTCTCGACTTCCGATGATAAGCTCACGGATGAAAAGGACAAGAAGCGAAAATCCGAACTTATCGAGATAAAGAAAAAGAAGGACGAAGAGGAAAGGAACAAGCCGGGCAATATACAGAAACGTATTGACGAGCTTGTGGGTGAAATCAAAGCTCTTAGGGCTGAGAAATCGCAGGATAAGGAAAAAACGAATAAGCTTGAAAAAGAGCTTATTGACCTACGGAAGAAAACTCAGCCGCCTGATAAGAAAGAACAGGAAGAATTAAAGGGTGTTGAACAGGCCCGTATTAAAAAATACATAGAAGAGGACAAAAGCTTACCCCATGAAGAACGGCGCGAGATGACGGATGAGGAGTTTGAGGACTGGTATCTTGAAGCTCCGGGCAAAGCAACTCAATGGTCTACCGAGAGGACTATTCGCAGGATGTCTGAACGCGAGAAGGATAAGCGCACGCATTTTACGAAAAAGATACTTGATAAACAGAATGAAGTTGCCGATGAGGTTGCCAAGAAACATCCCGAACTCAACACCGACGCAAGGCAGAAGGAGCTTAAGGCTGAGGGGAAATCTCCGGATGAGATAAGAAAAATCATCCTTGAGGAAAACCCGAAAGTAAGGATTTGCACGGAGCTTATAACCAAAAACCCCGAAAAATACCTGCTTTCTGAGGATGGCCCGGAACTCCTAGCGTCTGATATGGAAAAGGAACTCGCGAAAGAACCGTCAGGCGATAAGCCAAAAGGCAAAAAAACCGTTACTCTTACAGAAGAGGAAGTTGAGGAGATGAAAAAAAAGGCCGTTGAAGAAGAAGATGAAAGGCGAAAAAACGCCGATGATGGCTTTCACTCCACAAGAGACGGTGAACCGCCAAAGGGGGGTAAGAAAGTGTCCGAGAAAGATAAGAAGTTGGAAGGTATTTTAAAGAAGTCTGGAGTTTCCAAAGAGGCCTACGATAAAGCGGTAGAACGACGCAAAAAGATTCGTGGAGCCAATATTCAATCGGAGGAGTCAGTTGGAGAGGAAACAGGATAGGAAGTACATATATTACACCTGCGGACAATGTAGAGATAAACAGTACTATCTTAAGTCTGAAGAGCCTCCTGTTCCCTGCCCTGATTGCGGTTGGATACACAAGGAAATGAAGCCTTCCGATGTCCCTTCCCAAGTGAAGTTAGACCTAAGAACACTAACAGGAGGTTAGTATGGCGAAAGTAAATAGGTATCAAGCCTCCGGATTTTTATGCCTGAGTGAAGTTAAAAACGTCAAGCATTATACAGCCGCATCTGTAGTAATCGTCAAAGGCGATTGGTTACACGATAATGGAAGTGGTTATGCTACGAATACTGCTGCTGCTTTTGCGGCAACGGGATTAGGCGTAGCTGTTAATGCTTCAGTGGCAGACGAGGATGTAGCAGTAATTCCTTTGGATCCGGAGTATCAGTTCATAGTACCAGTAGAAAATGCGCTAGCTACGCAGACTGCTGTAGGGTCATTAGTTGATTTGGGTACGGTAAATAACAAAGTATCCCTAGCAGCAAATCCTACCGAAGGTATCGCGTTTATGGTTGACGAGATAGATGTATCGACCGAAGCCGTAGCGATAAACACCTACGGATATGTAATAGGCCACTTTGTAGTGGTCGGAACACAGGCATAAACTAAGAAAGGAGTATAAAGATGATTACAAGAGCGAGTTTATCAGCGCTATATACCCCTATCTATGACGAGTTTATGCTCGCTACTTATGACGAAGTGTCGCAGGTAAATACGAAAGTATTTAAGCATGTTGACGATTCGACATATCAGTACATAGTAGACGACTTAAGCGGTCTTGGTAGGTGGGTAAGTGCGGATGAGGGTGCAAGCGGCGGATATGAAGACCCCACGCTTGGATACTCAAAGACGTATACTCAGGGGAAATACTGGAAGAAATTGCAGGTATCCTTTGAGGCAGTAGATTGGGATGAGTACGCGCTCCTTAAGAAAGAAGGAGATGCGAGGGAAATGGGACGCGGCGCGAGAGACCTTATCGAATATAGCACAGCAACTATATTTAATGACGGTTTCGCGACAGCCGGGCCTGACGGTCAGTATCTCTGGGATAATGACCATCCAGCCAACAGAGACGAAACGACAAACTACCGTGATAATCTTTTATCCGGCGCTTTGTCGCACGATAACCTCGAAACGGCCGAGAAGCAGATAGCGGATGAGTTTATGACGCTTGCGGGTATTCCGATAGCGGTAACCCAAAAGCCCATTCTCTTAGTACCGCCTGCTTTGATAGGCACGGCTATGAGGATAGTCTCTGACAGGGCTTCTGATGAGCGTCCTGGCACGACCAACAGGGATATAAACGTCCTTGCCGGTAAGTACATACCCGTAGAATGGCTGTATTTAAGCGCGGCCAACGGCGGGTCTGATACGGCGTGGTACATCATATTCCCGTGGCTTGAACACTTAAAAGTAGTCTGGACAGCAAGGCCGCATTTTACCTCTTGGGTTGATGAGGATTCAGAGTATTATAAATTCAAGGGCAGAATGTTGGCGGCGTTCGGAGTAGATAATTGGCGGGCAGGCTTCGCTAGTACCGGAGCATAACAAGAAAGGAGACGCTATGAAGAAGTTTTTTGTTTTAGTAATAGCTCTTTATCTTGTGCTTTCCGGAGTGCCAGCATTTGCCGCAGAAGGAGACCAGATAACAGTAACGGGGTTTAGGGTTGACGCTGATGGAGACGCGATATCCAAGACCCACGTAATGACGACGGGGAAATATCGGGAGCTTGACCTTTCTCTGAATGGATTTTTTAGGGATAGTTCATCTACCAGTTCGAAGGCCCTCGTTCAGCTCGGAGTAGCTACTTCGGCGACACCCTATTTATATTCGACAGGGTATCTGCCGTATATTATCTATCCGATAAACAGTACCATAACTACTACAAATCTTGGAAGGGTTGGTACAAGAAGGACGGGTAAGAACGCAAGTCCGATAGTACAGACATTCAGGGTGCCTGACGATTACTTAGGTACTTCTGCCGCGTTTATTATAACCTGTCAGAACGAGCCTACGGTAGCGTCAATTATTACGCCGTGTTACTTGGACTGGGATATAACAATATTTAACGATGGCGACGAAATGGCGGGTACCGCTCCTACACGTTACGGGCAACAGCCCATAGTGATAGGGAATACCTCAAAATCAGCTCTTACTACTGCGTCCTTAATCGAGCAAATTACGCTTACATATGCGACTCCATCCGGTATTTCGGCCGGGGATATGATTACACTTAGATTATGGCCGACATATACTTCTGGCGGGAGTTCGGCGTATAGCGCGACACAGGCAGTAAGGATTTATGGAGCATCGTTTAAATATCTGGCACAATGGTAAAGGGTTAAAGGGAGAGCCTAAAAAACTCTCCCTTTTTCTTTATATATGCAGAAATATTTTGTAGCGGGACTCTTATTTTTAGTCCCCTTGATATATCATTCGCAGATGGGTCTTATCATTAACCCATTTGTGTATTCACAGATAGCGGTGGTGCTATTAAGCCTTGCATTTGTCTTAATAGGCACTGACCTGCCCCTTACTGTCCGTTTATTTTACATATGGTGCTTTGTAGCGACTTTTCATTCCGAGATACCGCAGTTTTCCGCGATAGCCCTAATCGGAATTACTTTATTTATCCTTCTTTATAAATTCATTCTTAAACTTTCAAAAAGCGATTTGGAGTACTGTTTTGAGATAATAGCTCTCACTTGCGCAGTGCAGGTATTCTGGATATTCGCTCAGGTTCTTAATAAAGATTTTATAATGAATCTGGGCCGTCCGCAAGCGCTTACCTATGGTTCGATGGGAAATCATAATATATTAGGAGCATTTTTCCTATTCTCAATAATACCTATGTATAAATATAAAAAGTGGTCTATTATTCTTCCGATTATAGGGATATTTTATTCTCATCCCGGGTCGTCTATTTATGCGTTATTAGGTGGAGTACTATTTTACTTCCTTTTCTCTCAAAAATTTACAATGAAAACGAAACTAATCCTCGTCGGAATTATGTTGATTGCTACCGTGCTTTCTTTTAAGGTGGATAATCCTATTTATAAGGCAGGTAACGGCAGGTTTCCTGTATGGAAACAGATTATCAAGAAAACAACAGAAGAAAATATGATAGTCGGGCATGGATTGGGATTATTCAGGTTCGAAGTATGGACTAAAGACGGCGCGGTTTATGATAACAAGACTACAAAAATACAATGGCCCCAGGCCCATAATGTCTATATTCAGGCGTGGAGAGAACAGGGGTTAGTCGGGATGATAATAATGATTATGATACCTCTCGCCATGTTTATAAATTTCTTAAGAAATAGAACTGAGAAGACATTACTTTGGATGTCAGGGGTGGTGATGATATGCTTAAACGCCTTTGGGAATTTTCCCGACAGAAATTACACATTGGCACTCTTAATAGTTTTCGTGTTCGCCTGTTCGAGAGTATTTGGAAGCAAAGAATCGCTATTTTCGTAATAGCCCTTCTTGCCATACCAATACTCGGATACATACCGGATTCGAACATACCTATGAGCGTAAATAAATGTATGCTTGCCGAGTGGTTGACGTTGGGTTTTGTAGCATTGTTCTTTTTCAAGAATAAATGGCATAAAGCGTGGGCGCTATGGATAGTGATGTGTATGGTTATGATGTTTAACCGGCTATCCTATATTGAAACGAATACCATAATGTTCTATATGCTGTTCTTTCAGATACTTGCAAATCGCCTTACTGACAAGAATATCAATCTGATTTATAACGGTATAGCCGTAATAATCTTAATCCAATTTGCTATGGTGGTTATGCAGTTCTTTCACATATATAGATTTTATATGTTAAAGCCCGGATATGATGCCTTGAGGCATACACCTGGAGTGATGGGAGAAATAAACTCAGGAGGGGCATTATTTGCGGCTGGACTACCAGTATTCTTGCGAGGGAAATTAAAGATATGTATTCCTCTTGTTATTATCGGAATATTTCTGTGCCAATCCTTAATGCCTATGGTATCGGTGGCGTTTGGGGCGTTCGTATATACGAGCATAATGTTTCCGCGTCTACGTTTTTATATCTTTGGAAGCGCGATTGTGGCTACTGTGGCATATGCTTTAAAACACGATAATATTTCTTTTCTTATGACTGGGAATGGGCGACTTGAGACTTGGAAAAATATCTGGAGCCTCATATCCGACAAGCCGATTAAAGGTTGCGGTATAGGGCATTTCAGGGTAGTGTTCCCGGCTATTGATATTGCCGTGTTTAGGAAAGGTTCTACCGTCGCTTGGTTTACGGCCCATAACGAATTTTTACAGGTTATATGCGAACAGGGGATTATAGGGTTTGGTTTAATGATGGGATTTATATGTTCAACGATTGAACGATTTATGAAGAAAATAACGGGAGTGGGCTTGCCGGCATTGATAGGGGTAATAATAATATTAGTCAATTCAACGGGGCATTTCGTAATGCATACAACAATAGGTTTGATAGCGATAACCTATTTCGCAATAATAATCAACCAAATAGGAGGTAGAGATGAAAAAGGTAATATGTTTAGCCGTAATATTCCTTCTTTTAACATCGTATAGTTTTGCGATAGAAGGAGTGCAGACGCTTGAGAAGGTAACGAATAATACCATGATAAACGGCACGACTTGGACATGGACGCCGGATATCACAAGTCAAGCCAAGATAAACAGCATATCCGTAGTAACCCGGACTAACTGCACGGAGTACATAACGATTTATTTGGATTCGCAAAACGGCGCATCTTACGACTGCGTGCTTAATGCCACATCGGGATCGTATGAATCGTCTTACGATAGATTTCAAAATAGCCGTTATTATTTCTGGCAACCGGATTATGACTTTATTTTAGAGAAAGATGATAACCTGAAAATAACGATTACAAGCGATGGGCATGTAGCGACTCAATGGTTTACGGTAACAGTTAAGGGCGAAATACAATAATGACAAAATGGTTGCGAAGCCCGATAACGACATCGCAAGATTTATCGGCAGGGGCCCTTCTTTACACGACCTCGATAGGAAGGAACTTCCGCCTTGAGAAAATATATTTCAAGGCAAGCGTCGCTATAACGGAGACTATTACCATTACCCTTGATTCTAAACAGGGTGCTAATTATGACATTGTTTTAAGGGTAAAGGGACTCTCCTCGGAGTCGAGTTTTATCTATGTGCCGGAAGGGTTTGACGCGGTTTTTCTATCAGGAGACGAGATAAAGATACAATGTACAAATGCCAATCTAACGGGAACAATCTATGTTGAAGTAAAAACTTCAGAATTGCAGGGGTGAACCATGAATGAACAATTAGAGAAAGATAAGAGAGGAATTGAAGCGGATATCCTGACTTTACGCATAAAGAAGGCTAATTTTGAGAAGGATAATACTCATTTACTTAATGTAAAGGCAAGGATAGAAGAGGATATCAATAGATTATCCAAGAGCAGAGAACACTTTGCCGAATTAAGTAATAAGGCCCAGGACGAGTATTTGGCAAATAAGAAGAAGGCCGAGGGTGTCTTAAAAGAAGCCGAAGAGCAGAAGCATGCCAATTTAAGAGAGAAGCACGCCTTAGACAATGTGGCAAATGAGCAAAAGGCGGAAAAAGCAAGCCTAAATGCTTTTGAGGTTAATCTTAACAAAAGAAGCCAAGAGCAGGATAATCGGGAAGAAAAGCAGAACCAACGCGATATTGATTTAGATGTTAAAGACAAGGTAATACAAGATGACAGGCAAAAACTTAACGAGGAGAAAATAGAAGTTGTAAACCGCAGGCAGGAAGCTATAAATGCTCAAGCTGAAATTGAACGAATCAAGACTAAAGAGATTTTTAAGCTTGATGAGATAGAACAGATAAAACAGCAGTATGAGATAAAGATACAGGCAACGGAAGAAGCTAAAGCCAAATACGACCGCGAGACCGCGAAGAATGTGGTATTGAATAGGCAACTTGACATAGAGCGGACGGATGTCGCCATTTCCAAGAAAGAGAGCGAGGATAGAACTGCGGAACTTAATAATAAGGAAAAGTCTCTTGATAGGGTTAGAGGGGCTCTCGAAACGAAAGAAAAAGCTTTAGAAATTACACAGCTCCGCCTTGAGAAAAAGTTGCGCGAGAATGGTATGGAAAAGGAGCTTGAAGCACTTAAAAAAGAATTGAGGGAATTATGACACGGACAGAGATAATAGAGAATTTCCGAGTTACCAATCCCGAAATTACGGACAGGGTTATTTCCGACGCTGAATTGGCAACTTTCTGCAAGGAAGGGGATAAAGAGGTCTGCGCAAGGACACGATGTATCGTAGGAGATGAGACTTGGGATGCGGTAGAGGATAATGATAACTATGACCTCACGACATACATATCCAAATTCTACGACATTGATGAATACCCTGGGGGCGGGGTTTCCTACGATGATAATAGATTAAAAAAGACTACTATCGCCGAATTAGATCAGCTTACTCCAAGTTGGAGAACTAACGATAGTGGCACTCCTACAAAATATTACAGGCGTGGAAAGTACCTATATTTGAACAAGCCGCCGGACGATACCCTTGAGATACATGTTTACGCTGTTTTAATAAGCGATGATTTTGACGCTGATAATAAAACTCCTTATAACCAGTTGGCTTATTTAGCGCCGTTTCATCCGGCGATAGTAAGATATTTGACAATGAGAGCAAAGGCGAAGGTAGGGAAGCCTCAAGAAGCGAAACAGGCGGAAGCAGAATACCTTACGTATAATGTATGGATGAAAAATGAGATAAGTGGAGGAAAGCGTGGTGCGATTTATTTCCAGCCTAAAGTCTAGTTTTTTAATATTCATATTACTGATAAGTCCTGCCCAGGCGCAGGAACTTAAAAATCAGATATATGTAATAGACGACTTTAGTAAAGGTCTCGATCTTAAGTCTTCTCCCTTCTCTTTATCCAAAGGCACAGCCGATATCTGCGAGAACATAAGGATAAATGAGGAACTTAAGTCTATTTCAAAAAGAGATGAGATACTTTTATTCGGCACTGCGGATACGGCGGAGTCCATCCTCGGCATGCACCGGCTCTATCTTAAGTCAGGCACGAAAGTCTTATTAGTCAATCACGGCGATGAGATAGAGACCGCTTCAGATACAACGGGAGTTTTTACACCTATACTTACAGTTACGACAGGAGATCATAGGTGGAATTGGACAACGTGGAATAATCAGGCTATCGGTACCGACGGATACAACCAACCCGTAAAATATGACGGCTCATCCGCTTCAGCCACTTATTTAGGCTCTTGCCTTGCGACAGACGCTGGATCGGGCGCCGGCCCAAATGGAACTTATACCTATAAGGTGGTATTTTACACGGCTTCTTATTCTATTTCTTTAGGTGTAGCTTCCAATTCTATTACTGTCGTAGATAATGATATTACTTTAACTATGATACCCATAGCCCCAGATACAGTCTACGGCGAGGATATCGTAGGAAGGAAGATATACCGAAGTGAGACGGGTGGGGCCGGCACTTATAAACTCCTCTCAAACGGCACGATAGCGGATAATACTACGGTTACATTGACCGATTCTGACGCGGATGGGGCTCTGGGGGCTGCTTTAAGCGTTACAGCAACTTATACCGTGCCTAAAGGCAAATTCCCCCTTATACACAAAAATAGGCTCTTTTTAGCCAATGACCCTTCTTACCCTTCAAGGATATATTATTCAGAGGACGCTAGCCCTGATTATTTCCTGTCCACGGCTTATTTTAACATAAGACCCGATGATGGGGATGAGATAACCTTCGCCAAGACTTTATTAGGCATACTCACAATATCAAAGAATAACACTATACAGAAATTATACACAGACGGGGATACTCCTTCATCCGATTGGGCTATATCCGATCCTTACAGTTATATAGGTTGTCAGGCCCCTTATACCGTGCAGGAAAGCCCCATAGGCATTATTTATTTAGGAATAGATGGTTTATACAAGTTTAACGGGCAGTATTCCACTTTATTATCTGATGTAATCACGCCTGAGATTAAGAATATATCAACTTCAAATGTAGGGAACTCTTGGGGGATATTCCATAAGAATACCTATTATATGACTTATACTTCGGGAGAGGGTGGATTGTCAACGAATGATAGGGTGTTAGTTTACGACTTATTAAGCAACTCCTACGCGATAGATAAATTGAGTATAAACGTCTTTTGCGCTTTTAATTCTGGTACCGATTGGGGAGTACTCTATTCAGGTTCGTCCACTAACGGAAAGGTCTACGCCCACTCAAGATCGAGCTACGAATTGATACACGGCACTCATTCCGATTTTGCCGGCACTTGGGATGATATGAGATATATTCCTGTAGCGGTGGGCGGAGATGCCGATAATCCCATAATAGAAATGGCTTGGACTGCCACGATAGACTCTTTAATAGGTACGATAAATAATATGACCGGAACGATAAATAGAGAAGATGCCGACGGAAATTATACTTCGCAAGTTCTGACTTTAGGAGCTTCTGTTTTTGATAAACTATATTGGAACGAATTGCAAACCTCGACAGGCGGTGCTACGACAGATGTTACCATGCAGATAAGGGCAGGAGCTACCTCTACTGTTTATGGTGCTTGGTCGAGTGAATACACAAATCCCGCAGGATCGGATATATCGGGGGCCACGCCCAATACTTATGTCCAGTATAAAGTCAATATGTCCTCATCCGGTGCCGCGTATACACCTTACCTTACTAAAGTGTCTAATTATGTAGTGAAGATTACCTACAATAAAGAGGGAGCTTCAACCGAAAGTACTATACCCCTACATTGGCGATCGGGTTGGACTCATTTAGGATACCCTGGGTACACGAAGGTACTCCGTAAAGTCTATTGTTTACACGAAGGCACATCTGGGACATTAGCGTTGAAATTCGAGAACTTGGAAGGGGATAGCGATACCTTTAACATAAACTTGGCGACTAACCCGACGAGTTATAATAATTATTTCACGAACGGAGCATTTGTTGGGGAATGGTTCAGATTAGATATTTCTGAAACAAGCCTTTATGCTTTGAATGCGAAATCAGTTTACTTAATTTTTGACGTTGAGCCGATATATTAACCTATGAAAAAACTTATATTCATACTTTTATTATTTACGACTTCGGTATTCGCCGCACAGGACATTATCCCCGAACCGCTTGAAGGCAAGCCTGTTGATGTAATTGCGGTCAACGAGGAGATACGCAAGACTTATGACAAAATAGATACGGAAATAGCTGATGTAAACGCCGACATAACTACCGCGAATGCCGCTATAACTGCACTTACGGTAAGGGTCGAGGTGCTTGAAGCGAGTTCTGTTTCTTCCGAAAAACTTGTTAAAGGGTGGGTAGTATTCGATGGTACGACTAATACAGCAGGATACTGCACAATACTTGATAGTTATAATGTAGATTCTGTGGCAGATAACGGTGTTGGCGATTACACGATAACATGGACGACAGATTTTGCGAGCGTCAATTATGCGGTAGCTGGTTGGGCTTCAAGGGATTCAGGTAGCAATAGTTGTTATGTTACAGCCGCAAATGCCAGTCCATTAGCAACGAGTTCAGCAAGAATATTGGTAATTAAGCCTGCTGATACCCCAAATGATACTTCTCTAATTTGTGTGATGGCAATCGGAGATCAACCCTAACGCCTAAAGATATAAAAGGTTTCCAAAAAGGTCAAGTATCAACATAGAACAGAAAAAGAATATAGGGAGATACAGATATGAAAAAAATATTGTTAGTGATGTTAATGTTAGGATTATGCGTTAATGCTTTTGGAGCTGATCAGTGGGCGAAAGACGACCCCGCTGGGACAAGAAATGCCAGCGATTTAGATACCTACGTTACTGTAAATAATGAGGCATTGGATAGACTTCTCTACCTCACGCGAGTAAACTGCACAGTTATTCCTAATACCGTAGCCACCTTAACAGTTCTTCCCGGCACACTTGCTCTTCCTAATTCCGACGGTTCAGTTGTAAGATGGCGCAGGAATACCGCGAACACTTCTGTAACTTGGGCGAACATAGATACGGGTTCAGAAGCGGTATCCACTCAATATTACGTATGGGGAGTTGGAGATGCGGATGCTACCACTTTTACCATAATGATTTCTACAAGTGCCTCAGCTCCTACTGGAGCAACCTACTACCGTAAAATCGGATACTTCTACAATGACGCTTCGGGAAATATCGTATCCGTCGGAAATATCAAAGAAGGAGATGTACCTAATACCATATGCGTAACGGGAACTACCGACATAACTACTACATCAACTTCTTATACGGATATGACGGATATGGTGGTTTACTTTGTGTCAAGCGGCAGGTCAGTTACTGTTACATTCAACGCTCCGATAGGGATTTCTGCTACCAGTAATGCCTCTTATGCGATTGATATAGATGGAACAGATAAGGTCGAGACGTTTTTTCAGGATAATAACGATTACCGTAAGCCTATTAGCATGGGTTGGAGTGAAGTTTTGTCGGCAGGAGCGCATACAATAAAAGTTCAATGGAAAAATAGTTCAGTTACATCGTATCAAGACGGTGCAAGTTACGGGGCAAGAGTACTCACAGTAAGGGAGGATTAAATGAGAACAATAATATTTGTAGTCTGCTTATTCTGGACGGTCAATAGTTTCGCGTTAGAACTTACGCAACAGCAGTATGATAATCTTGACATCCTTCATAAAGCGGTAAAAGCGAAGCACGCGGATTTTCTGGGATTTTCAGGAACGAAGGAAGATATGAAAGTCGTAGGGAATGTAAGTGAGAGCGATGTAAAAAAAGAAATAGACAAGGTTAATCTTAATACGGCTATTACCGAAAAAGAAGAAAAGATAAAGTCTGACGAGAAAAAGGCTATTTTAGATAAATTAGGCATAACAGAGAATGAGCTAACTAAATTGAAAAACTTACCATAGGAGAGAATATATGGCTACTGGATGGGGACAACTTATAGGCAGTATTTTAGGAACAGGTATCGGGTCTTTTGGCGGGCCTATGACAGCAGGATTGGGGGCAGGGATAGGTGGAGGTATAGGGGGAATGTTTGATAAACAACCCGAGGATGAATGGAGAACGGCTCCTGCGACTTTTACTCCTGCTCCACGATTTGAAGAGTCAGATGCCGCCCGTCAAAACTGGTGGAGTAAATTACAGGAATGGGGCGGACAACCCGGATATGGCGCAATTCAGCCCGATTGGGACGATATTTGGAACACGGCCCAAAAGCGCGTTAGAGATTATTTCTGGGGTGGGCCATTAAAACCTGGTCTTGCTGATAAAGTAAAGGCTTCTGCCGCGCGTAGAGGTGTATCTCAATCGCCTGCTATGGAAGAAACGCTCGCGCGTATGGGAGCCGAGGAAGGCGGGCAACTGCGGGAATTGGCTACCACTCAGGGTATAGAACGGGCAAACCGCAGCGAAGCAGGTAGGACAAACTGGCTTACATCTTTGCAAAATCTTACTAATTTACAAATGCCCGGAGCGTGGTCTCATGGACAACTTGTAGAACCGGGTACTACTATGGGGGATTTCGTAACGAGTGGCGTAACTGGTTTATCAGACTTGTATCAACAACAGCAACAAACAAGTTGGTTTCAGGATTTACTTGAAAAACTTATGAATAAAAAAGGTGGCACAGGGGATTTTTCCGAATATGCCATGATGCCTTCAGGTGCAGATGTTTACGGAGGGAGGTAATTATGCCGCCAAGAGATAATTGGGACAAAGCGATAGCGAATGTCAATCGAGTAATACAAAGTGCTTCTCGCATACAACAGGAAAAGGCCAAACTTATGGGAGCGCTCCTTACCGAAGAACTGAAAAACCGCTCCAACTTCATGTGGAAAATGGCCGAGAAGGAACAACTTGACCCCATCCAAAGGCTCCTCTACGACAAATACAAACAACAGGGCGGGGGGACTTTTGATAATGTTATGCCAAACGCTCCCATGTCTGAAAATGCTATGGGTGGGGTTTATGGGGGACGGCCGCCGGCGGGGATAGAACGGCAAGGTATGGGTGCTATGCCGGAAGAAATGGGAGCCGATTTATTAAGCCCTGAAAGCAGATCGTATGTTGATATTACAGGCGGGGGAAAGTTAGGAGTAAAGACAGCCCCAATAGCCGAGTCTATACTTAAAAGGCTGACCGATAAGGAAATGCGAGGTATGCCTTTAAGCGAGAAGGAAAAAGCGTTGAAGGCGCGATTGGAGAATAAGGTATATGGGCGTGTAAATCAACCCAAAGGAGCTACTCAATATGACCAAGATGCTACAGATACGGTTTATAACAATATAGTGAGTCATATAGAAAATGGGGATGAAGCTGAAGTAGAGGCTGATATTGAAGATTTGAAGAACTCTCTTAAATTTCTTATGGATAATAGGGATTGGAGAATAAAGATGCGCGGTAAAGCTTGGGAAACGTCCAAGGGTAGGGACGAGAGGAGAATGTCTTTAGAAATAAACAAGTTATATTATTCAATATGGAGGAGGGAATTGGCTCTGATGAGCGTAATTATTCCGACCAGAGATAGGCCTAAAGTATTTATGGAATGTCTTATTGGGGCGTTACAACAGGACTATCCTAAATACGAGATAGTGGTTGCTGATAGTGGTGATACTTCAGTCAAACTGATTATAGACGAAGCTAGGAAGCGTTCTGATGTTCCTATTAAATATAAATCATCATCTGGTAAATAATAAGCCTCTTTATTATGACATTTAGGGCATTCTTCATTTGTTTTTTCAAAGAGGTAGATTACTGGCTTACCAAGGCCCTCTGCAAAACCTGCTTCCCAGTAGGCCCCATGGTTCCCTTCTGTCAGCTCGCAAATCAAAAATTTCGCTTGCCGAATTCTGGTTCGGATTAAATCATCAATAGAGCCTGCTTGAGGGCGTTCATCTACCCGTTCTAAGATAAAGCCAGCATTTTCTGCTGCTTTCTTCCAAATTGTG